GCACATCTACTGCTACATTAACATCAGAGACGCTGATTTGTTTTGAATTTACTCCAGTGTGATTCAATGGCAAGTAATCAAATGCAATATCTAAATTACTACCAAAAATTGAATCTAACGATACATTTGCTGATTGATTTATACCTACATAGAATGTTCCTGCTGAACCTATTTGTGTAGGTAATGTGCTAATGTAACCTAAAGTATTTCCAGAGTTTAAAGAACTCGAATTATTCTTTGGTTGTAATAGTACTGCTGAATAACCATTATCAGTAGTAGATTTTTCTACTGGTGATGCATAGTCATTTGCTAATATTTGCTTGTTTTTATTTTCATCTACTTGATAAATGATTGCATTTAAATTATTTGTAGTGTCATTTGTTGTAAATGTGTTATCACTATTATCTATTGTGATACTAGACTGACCTACTGAAGTAATTTTTCTATCTACAATTTGAGGTATATTCCCAGAATCATCTTTGATAGCCACTCTCAAGTTTAATAATTCATTTTTAGTTGTAGGAGCAAGTGTGTATTTGAATTTTGCTCCATGTACTATCACTAAAGGTATTGCAACATCAAAATTATTATTACCCGGGTATGCTGTTAATCCATTATCAAAACCCAAATTTAATATGATTTTATTGTCTGCACCTTGCGATAAAACATTCTTTACATCTTCGCCCCACCATTCAAACGGATATGAACCGCCATTTACATGACTAGGTCTAAGTTTGTTTGTTAATAACGATCCTCTTATTTTTTTAGGTTGCGAAGAATGTACTTGTATAATATTTCCATTAGGGTCAGTCCATATCAAATTGTTTTGTTGTGTATCTATTATTGATATCACTTTACTAAATGACATAGGATGCAAATCAGAAAAATCCAGTTTAAATCTATTCTTGTCAGTTTTATCAACTAGTTTTGATGCTACGGTAGAAATCGATAATTGTTTTTCTACATCTCCTGTTATATTAAACGCCTCATGCTGACCAAAATATCTTGGTATAAGATCTAATTTACTTGTGACATTGCTTCCGTTTCTGGCTTGTAATTCAATATACATTCCGTCTAGTGATGGATTTTCTTGTGTAAATGTAAAGTTTTCTATCCACCATGCTGAATCAAAGTTTTCTGTTTTAGATAGCATCTCGTATGCATTATTGACAAACTCAGATGAGGACGTATCTCCTTTAACACCAGTTTGCCTCAGTAATTCTCGTAAGCCTTGATCTGTTACATATCTAAATTCTAAGTCTAATTCCACTCCGTCTATAGATCTTAATGATTCTGGTATACCTGTAAAGTCAGTTTCTAATGATATTTGATTTTGACTTGTCGGTAATCCTAGGCCTAAGTATACTGGCTTATTGTTATAATTAAACAATTTACTTGGGTCGTTACTTAATATATTTTGTTCTTCTGGTGTTTTTTCACTGTCGTCAAATAACACTCTAGCAAACTCTCCTGCACCGTTATCTCTAAAGAATAAATCAACTGTATTATTAGTTGTATCTCTTAATGTGTGAACAGGGAATCTAGTTTGCATTGTTCTAACTGCATCTTCTACATCTATGATAACAGTATTTCCATTTATTTTAAATGGTCTTTCTGAACCCGAAACACCAGGTATAACGCCTGTGCTGGTATTTGAATTCATATATTGAACATTACCAAATCCGTAGTTTCCTAAATTACTAGTTTCGAAACCAGATAGTGTCAATGCGTTACTTGTTAAACTTGAAATACTTCCTGTTCTTGTTTCTTTAGATCCAGTGTATACGATTGCTGTTCTGCCTGCTGTATTACTAGTAATTGATGGATCATAAATTTGTATAAATGTACCATCGTTACTTTGAACTGGATATACATTACCTGAATAATTACCAGTACTGGTAAATTGTACAAAGTCACCTTTATCAATAATTGCAGAATTGGCTCCAGAAAGTGTGCTATTACCTTTACCATCAATATTACCAAATGCGGCTAATGTAATTTCATTAAAGCCTGGCCTTGTAATTGTGGCTGTTTGAGTTGTAACATTACTAGAAATTTCAAATGTTTTATTTGAAGAATTCCAATTAGCAACTGCATAACTGTAATCTTCTACATAAAAATCATTTTTATTTGTAATTCTTTCTCCGCTACTTAATGCGAAGTCTATATCTAAACCATTTGATATGTAACTAGAAATATTTAAATTATATTCGTCTGCTACTTCAAGCAATACAGTACTTGTTCCAGAAAGTCCTTTAACTTTCATATTCACATTAAATTCTAAATCTGATTCATATGTAACATAACAATCTGAATTTATAGATGCATAATCTGTTCCTGTTACATTTGCTTCATTAATTGTGAAGAAACCTTTTGAAGGATCATCGACATCTACAGCACCTGGGTTACCGCCAAGTCCTCTTTCACTTATTCCTGTAACAGTATATGCTTTACCAACTGTTAAATTAGCGGCAGTTGCCTGAGTACCTGTAAATCTTACTGTGTCTCCTACACCTAATCCTGCTAACGAATTAGGAGATATTAATACTGAATTTGCATGAGCATTTGGTAAATTATCTTTAATAACACTTGCTCTAGTAAAAAATTCTAAACCAGGCGCAGGGTGAGATCTTTCAGCATATATTCTTGCCATATAATTAGGATCTTTGTACGGCTCTACTTTGGTGATAGGCTTTGTAAACCCTGGCTCAATTTTTATAATGCCTCTGTTTATTTTCTTTAAAGGTCTATAGTCGCCTTTATAAACTGTTCTTGGAGTGAATACAAAGTTCTCATTGCTCCACTCTAATACAGTATCTGACAAGTTTGTATTTTTAAGTACAATTACGTTGTCATAAAAATTTGCATTTGTTTTATCACCTAAAACATTTCCATCTGTCCATTTGGAAAGTCGTTGATCTGAAAATAACATTGCTCGGCCATTTACATTATCAATGTAATTTTTGGCACCTGATACGTTTCCTGTTGAATTTTCTATTCCATGTTTTTTGAGATTGAACACATTCCAGTCTTCATTTTCTGATTTACCTAAATGCAAGTAATCGTTTTCTTTTGGTATATTAACTTTCCCAGAGCCAATTAGGTTTGCAAAATAAGGCAAGTCAATACTTTCCCAATCCACTTTGTTTCTGTTTACATAACCTGCATTTGGTACTATATAGTCTTCCTTGTTATCTCTGTACCACAACCCGTCTTGTAACGAATTGGTTGGTCTCTTCAACATAGTATCAGGATCATCTATGTCGATTGTAATTTTATTATCTGTTAAAATATCAGGAGTACGTTCGTATGTACGTTTACTAATTGTATTTGCAATAAGTGTATCGTTTGCAACACTTTTAATACTTAAAACTTTGCCTGGTACATCTGCTGTAAACGTATTATTAAATTGTACTGAACCACTTTCAATAACTGTAATGTTAGAGCCAATACTGAAATTATCAATGTATAAAGACGCATTACTAAAACTTATTGTAGTTGTGCTTGGATTATTTGTTAATGTAAATGCATCATAGTCTGGTGAATTTTTAATTCTTTTTCCGTCAATATAAATTTCTGCAAATGGATATAACCCATCAACCTGAGTAATATTTTCGTCTTCAAATTTGTTTTGTCCACCTATTTCAATACTAAATGCATTGTTAGGATTTATGTTGTAATCGTTGACAACTGATGCATTTGCTGTTATAATAGTTCTAGCACCTCTATCATATGACCAATATGTTTCACCTACACCCTTGCCGTCTACACTAACAATTATATCGTTTGATGTTGTGTTATTTGCAGATCTTATTGGGAATCTCTGAGTAGGCTGATATCTACCTGCAGGTATATTTAAAACTGCAAGGCTTGTACTATCAGAACCACTAGGTAACCCTACTTCACTAATTGTGAAATCGCTACCTTTTATAAACAGTCTGTTGTCGCCACCTGTTCCAAGAACTGTGACATTTGCTTGTATAAAATCTGTTGAAAGATTGCTATCTGAAAATGGCTTTGTTAGTCCAGTTGTGTCAAGTGGTATCTGTAATGCTGGATCAGTGTATAACTTGATCTGAGTATTACTTGCGCCTTGTTCTGCATAATAAGAATTATTATATGCAGTTAATTCTGTAAAATAACTAACATTATGAGTGCCTAATCCTGTAATTGTGCTGTAATTAAATTCGACATTAACTAAATCTGCTTCTGCACTTCGATATGCTCCAACTGATTGTAAGTGAGTATCTACACCACTTACAGATTCATTGTACCATGAAGTAGCATCAACATTTGCAGTTAATTGCTTGTTTGTGTATAATTCGTATACAGTTGTGTCAGCAGTTGCTTTTACAAAATATGTTTGATTAAGTATGTTTGATGTAAGCACACTATATGGTTCATGATTAACAAAGGTTAATGTATCACCATTTTGTAATGGTGTAAATCCTGTCTTAGTTGTTAATGTTACTGTAGCAGGGTTAGTATTTGTTATTGAATCTACATTACTGAATGTCAAAGTCGAAGCACCATTTGTAATAATAGATGCATTACTGCCTACTGGTGTATTAATTTCTATTGATGTGTTTGAAGTAACCGTTGCTCTATCTGTTGCTATTCTAGTATTAGAACCAGCCTTGGTAATTTGCGATACAAGATGTTTTTCTGCTTGAGTATCAATATCGCCGTATGCAACAATATTTGCTATATTGGCATTAGTAAATTCTCTATTAAGTACTTCAACTACACTATCAATGCTTCTTTCATTGCCCAAGTAAATGTCTAAATTGCTTGATGTTGTGTGGTCATAAATGTTTACATTTGTTAATGCATTGGCACCGCTTAGTGGTAAATCCACAGTAGCATTACTACCTGCTAATCCATATGCTAATACATCACTGAATTGAGAAATTACAATATTACCTGTAATAACTGCTACATTTGGTTTACTTGAATACCCGTCACCACCTGATGTAATTGTAACACTTTCTAATTGAGCATTGGCATAAAGTTTTGCTGTTGCTGTAGCGGCGTTACCGTTTGTTGGTGGATCAATTTCAATTGTTGGTACATCGTAGTATGTTGTATTTCTTTCAAAAACAAAAATATTTGATACTGCACCAGTAATATTTTCAGGATATATAATTTCTATTTGCTGATTATCTCTGGTAAATTTGTCTTGTTCTAATTTTATATCCATACTTTGATGATTATAAACATCACCAAATTCGCCACGTTTGATTGCCCATTCTTCAAAAATCTCAATGTTTTTATTTGTGTTTACAACATTAGATCTAATTAAACTTGTAAGTGAATTGGCAGTACCTTTTTGATTAATTATTCCTTTATAGTACTGGAAGCCAATTGTGTCATCTATTTTGATATCAGCATATTCATTGGTTGTTTGATATCCTAACAATCCTTTTGCTAGTTGTGATTTTAATGGGTCTAATTGTATTGCATCTTTGTCGTGGTACAAACGTATGCTGTCTATTAATGTATCAAAGTTTGGCAATACTGCATCGCCAACAATAACTAAACCTTCTGCCTGATATCTGCCGTCCCAATTTCTACTTCGTTGCGTATTTACTTCTAGCCTGTCTTGTCTTATTCCAAGAACATTGTCATTTATCACGTCATTGAAAACTGTTTTGTTGTTAATTACAAAAGCATGTTCAACTAATTCTGTGTGCAATAACATGCCGTATATTCTGTTGTCAATTGGAGAAACAGTAATTGTGTTGTCTTCTCTGACAATTGAACAATCTTCAGGTATAATTGCTTTGCCGTTTTCGTCTAATATAGAATATTGATCATTGATCTGTCTACTAATTTTTGATATTTTACCTGATGTACTAACAAATTTTAATGTTTCTGCTAGAGGACTTAGTTTTACACTTTCGCCTATGTCATGATCTTCTGTTGACCAAAATAAGAATCTTCTTCCTGCAAGTACCCAGTCATTCATGCTATTAATACTGCTATCAAATTCACCAAAGTCGAACCCAATATCTTTTTGTTTTCTTCCTAAACTTATAAGGAAATCAAATACTTCTTGGACACTTTTGAATACTGTGTCGTAATAAACTTTTTCTGTGACACCAGTACCTAATTGATAAACTGTACCTGATGCTCCGCCTATTATAGGCAATGACGGTATCTGTGTCCATTGGGCCGTATCAAAAGCACCTGCTGATATATTTTCTTTGGCTATGTAATAAACACTACCTAATTTTACAATCTCGTCTTTTAAGTAAGATAAGCCTGTTTCAAATATACTAAAGTCTGCAGGAGAGCCGCCTTCTTGAACTCCTTCGAGTGGGCCTGCAAAATCACTAGGTATGATTTCAAAATATTGTAATACTGTATCAAAGCCTGAAACACTATATCCTTCTGCTTGTTTTGTAATTTTTACACCAGTATAAAAGTTTCTACTGTTATAAGGACTTGTATGCAAGTTTACTGTTACATCTTCTTTAGGCAGTACTTGACTTGCACTAAATCCATCTGTGCTTATGCTTTCACTAAAAACCTTAAGTTGTTTGCTGTTTACAAATCCTGCAAACTTATGACCTAGTCTTGTGTCTAAAGTTTTAACAGGATTGCCTATTTCAACATTTATATTTAATGAGTAAAAAGTTAAATATTGATATAGCAAGGTTGTATAACCGGGTCTCAGTGTAATAACATTATCAGTAGATTTGTAACCATGTGGTTCAAAGTTTTGTCGTAGTTTTCTTTTACCTGTAGTTTTATCAACTAGTTGCTCAGGATGAACTGTTAACCTTTTAAGATTTCTCTTATCATAAAATAGTTTAGCAAACTCCCCTGGTCTAGACAGGTATAGCATTTCCAATATTGCAAACGGATAGTAACTGCTTTTTCTCCAAGCATATTCTACCGGACCAATGTCGCCAAATGCCCATTGATTGTCAATATCAATTGAATCTCCAGTAAGCGATGTATAAATGATTTCTTTAGGTGATCTTAAATTACCCGAGGAATCAACCGGCAAGTAACTGTAAATTGTAGGCCTTGCCCAACGTTTCCAGTATCCTTTTCTACTTCCTGCTGGTATATATCCGTCTCTGACATTATTCCAAAATGCTGTGTATGAACTTGTTATTGCTGTTGGATACTCAGTGTCCCACCATGATGGTTTTTTACAGTAACCAAACATTTCCCATGGTGTAATAGTAGGTGTTTGTGTATCATAGTAGTAATCATACACGCCTCTCCAGTACCCTGGTTCTGCAGGACCACTTGCATAATTCCATGTAAATTCATTTGTGCTGTCAAAAACAGAATTTGTTCTATAGTCAACCTTATTTTGTTTGTTCCATTTATTGAAGTTTGTGTTTAATAATGTATTGTATTCGACTAAACTAAAATCAGTTACACAGAAGAAACTTGGTTTTATTTCATATTCATTAAGTTCTATGTATTCGCAATTTCTATATTCTTCTTCTATATTGCTGTAAACAATTTGTTCAAATGCTAATATAATATCATCGATTTTGTCGTTTTGCCTAATTACATAACTACCATCATGACACAAAATTACATCTTTATCAACTTGATATGATGTGTCAGTCATAAACTGAGGTTGGAATGCTCTAAACATTCCTAGTTTAGATAAACTTGCTGGTACATCTGCAGATTCACTGTCTTCGTAAATTCTTAAATTTAATGTGTCATTTTCTGCCAATGTTATATTATTGTCTAATGTTATATCAAATGGCAAGTATGAATTTACAGTATAATCTTTATCTGCACATAAAACTGTATTATTATGTTGCAATATATGTAAGTTTTTATCTAATGAAATATTTGCTGTATTACTAAATGTGTACTCTTGTAAACTCACATTACTGATTACAATTTCTTCATTAGTGTAATCTGCGCCAACTGGAATCATGTAGGATAAATCAAAGCCGCCAGCAGTGACTTTACTAGATTTTAACGTTTTTAATACTGTGTCTAGTATTTCTAAATTTGTTTGATCTAAATAGTCATTATTATTAAGATAAACTTCTAAACCTGATATAAATTTATTTTTAAAATTGTTGTACTGATCATTTCCAAATCTTAATGCATTGATTAAATTTCTGCTTTCGTTCTTACTGAAATACATAGAATGCAGTAAATCAGAATCGATTTGTCCAATGTTAATATCATTGATATTAAATGTTTTACTTGTATCTTTGTAATTGTTATTGCCGGTTACTTTACCGCTAAAACCTTCCTGCCCTAGTAATAATTTATTTCCATGGCCTACAAGATCACTTAATCTTGTTTCTGTAATTTCAGTGTTTAACGGATTATATTTTATTGCACTTGGAATTTCAAAATATCCATATGAATCAATAGACGTTTTCCTTTCGCCTTTTGTAAATGTTCTAACATTAATTACATCAGTGTCTTTTAAAGTTACTGCTTCATTGAATGTAAAATTAAAAGTTGCACCAACTCCGTGTCCATTATTAGATGCTGTATTAATAATTGATGTGATATTTCCAGGATGGCCAACTAGTTCGCTGTAAAGGCCGTAGTTTGAAACAGAAATAGTTTTAATCTGTCCGCCACCGTTACTGATGTTTCCACTATATGCTTCGGCATCAGTTACAGTTATTGCAACATTACTGCTACTTCCTGGTATAGTTAATGTCAATACATCACCTACTTCATACCCTGAACCTGGGTTATTCAATGACACATCTTTAAGAGTAGGATTTAATACAATACCTGTACTGCTATTTCTAATTGCAAAATCTTTGTCTAGTGTAAGAACCGTATCATTTATTTTAACAATAATATCATTGTTGTAAGGTGTTGCACTTGTTGTGAAAAACTTATCTGTTACATTAATTTTATCAATTAAAATTACATCTTCTACATATTGTTTGGAATATAAAGAATACTCGTCTTCATAAAATTTAAAATTACTAATATCAAAATTACCAGCAGAGATATTTGCATTTGCTACAAAATATTGATCATTGTATTTTACTACTTCGTTTGTGAAATATGTTTCTACATTACTAAAGTCTCTATATTGATCTGGAGTACTTATTGGATGCCAATTGTTTCTAAATCTTGTATTGTCATTGCCCTTATAATCTTGTTGTAGATCTTTATAAAAAAGATATCCAGGTATTGTAGATGAATTTGCTAATAAATTTGTTTTGTATGTTACAGTATGATTACCTAAATGATTAAAAAATGTAGGTTCACTGCTAAACTTACTTGTTTGATAAACAACATTCGCACCTAAATCTGCATCATACGATGTTTGCTTGGTACTTGTTTTATCAGTATTATATGTAAATACAGGACAACCTTTAAAATCACTATACGGATATTTTGCAGGATCATCTACTTTGACTCCTTCTGAGTCATATAAATTAAATAAAGGCTCTTGGTTAATTTGTATCTTTTGTTGTGCTTGTCGCCATGTTGTGCCAGTCCAGTAGTAATCTAAACCTATGTTAGTTCCTGTAATACTGTAAACATGACCGTTAGTTACAACTAAATTACTTAGAGTTGTGTCTTCACTAAATTGAATTGCACCGCTGTTATCTTGTATTCTATAAATTTTTTGTGCTATTGCTGTATCGTCTTGTGGGAAAATTATACTGGCATTTGCAGTACCTGATGCACTATTAATTGGAAAGCCTAATGCTAATCCTTCTAGATCTTCTTTTTTCTTATCTGCAATAATGTCTACTTTAGATATAAAGGAGTTGCCCCAGTTATATAATTCTATATCTCTGTCGAATTCTAAAATAGGTCGTGTTGCTCGTTGAGCCGCATCTGGTAAAGCAAACCCTGTTACATTATCTTTAAGTGGTTCTCTTAATTCGTTTACATGCCACCAGTAATTTAATCTGCTCCATGGATTTTTATTTTTTGAACCTTTTTCTATAACCATATAATCAGGTCGGTTCTGTGTTGATTCTGACCCCCATGGTGCTGTGCCCCAACCGTAAACTGTATCATTATTCCATTGTAGTTGTGGTACTATGTATGTTTGATGAAAATCGTCTAATGCAAAGTTTTTATCCCATTGCACACTATCAGGCAATAAGTAGTTAGACTCCGCTTCAACATCTAAATAAACAACGTTACCTGTTCGTTGTGTACCGTTACCTAAATACTTTACATTGGCTGACACGGCATCGCCTACTTTGAGTTCTACATTGCCAATGTACAGTCTAGAATTGTTATGTACTGATGAACTGGAGGCTCCTGACGGTTCGCCGTCTGCTAAATTTCTATAGTACTCTTTGAAATCACCGCCTGGTGTAACAACAAAGTCTTCTGGTAAATTTGTTTCTAGATTATAATATGATTGCGAATTTGCCTGAGTATATGTTATTGCTATTGATCGCTCTAAAGGAAAATCATTAAATTCTGCATAAGCAGATGTAGAATCACCTGGCAAAATAAATTGTATTCCTTTACCTACGCCTGTTACAATATAAGTAGTATCTTTAGTTAGTACACTGGTGTTTGAAATATGATCACCAGTAAATTTTACAACCATCTCATTTCTAAGTGTTTGACCTGTTGGTGATGTATAAGACTTAAGACCTTGTATATTATCTATGTTTATTTCTACATTTGCATTACCAGTTATTTCAGTAACTTCTGGTCCTGTTGGGTACCAATAGTAATCCTGATAGTTTATAAGTTTGTCTATGTTTATTGGTGGTGCATAAGCATATTGATTAGTTTTAAATAATCTGTTGTGGTTATCAATTAATCCACCTTTGCTTCTTAGGTCATATAAAAAGTCCTCATAGAAAACATAATTTACAGGTTTACCTGTGTCTGGATTTACTGTGGTTACTACAGGATCAAAACTGTAGTATTCTCTGTTAGGTGCTGGTTGCTCTACAAATGATGTATTGCTGTTGCTGATTTCTCTTGGAGTTCCTATAAAGCCTTGTATATTTTCTATATTTGCTTTTGAAAATAATTGTTCGACTGTGCTTTCAAAGAAATTTTTATTGACACTAGTCTGGTGCTGTATAGGTAATAGATCAAAAAATTTGTTTGTCATTAGTATCCACTTCCGCCGGAGCCACTGCTACCACTACCACTGCTACTACTACTGCTAGTGCTACTTGTTGTAGATGATTTTGTGATTGCATTGCCTTTCATTTGTTTTAAATTTGTTGAAGATAAACTTTTTACTACTTCTATGTTATCAACTGTTGCTGTAGAAAAGAATAATTCATCTGATGCCGCTCTAACTTGATATAGGTCACCAAATATAGATTCTGACTTGCTAGGTACAATAACAACTGATGCTATTGCTTTACCTAACTCTTGATGAATGTATGCACTTAACTCTGAGAAATAAAATGTTTCACCAAAGTCCCAATTTTCTACATTAAAATAAGTATCAATTAATTCTAATACCGCACTTCTAACTTCTGCATCTGTTGTTGTACTTCCTGGTAATTTTACAACTTTAATTTTTGCTTGTAATTCTGGGTCGGCGTCGTCGCCAAATAATAATTTAAATTTACCACTGCTGTAAACTAACTGGTCACTGACACTTTTGAACTCATCTAATCCTGAAAATTCTTGTGCAAGTTGCTCTGATGTTGGTGCACTAGGCAATGTACTCACGCCGCCATTTTTGTAACTTTGCATTGCTTGGTAATATGATCTTGTAAGCATAAACATTTCTACAACATTGCTAATACTAGGATCTATTCTAACATCACTTGGAGCAATGTGTTGCCATTCAAATGCACATTTTCTTGGATCTTTTTGAAGTGTGTTTTGCTCAAAACTTCTACCTACTTTTACATTGTACTGGTTGTTTTCTGTTAGTACAATCATTTTAGGTGTTGTTAAATCATTAATTAATTCGTATACTTTAGGCAAAAGCGATCTTGGAAAAACTAATTTGTGATTAAGTTTTCCTAAATTATTTCTTAAATATGTTTCTGCTACACTTAAATCTTTTACAATTATCAAATCAAAATCTGTAAATGCAGTTTTATTATCTGGATCACTGCCTGGAGCAACTGTGTCTAACACATAATCAACTGATATTTCAGTCTCTGTTGCAAAATTTAATATTTTAAATTTTGCTGGTCTTTCATATGTGTAGCCATCTAAATCTGTATATTGCTCAAAGAAAACAAAGTCTGTGCTACCTACAAATTTATCAAACAAGTCCGGATCATCTGGAAATCCATCATAGTCACTGTCAATTGGTTTAACAACAACTTTTGCCGGATCGGCAAAGCCATCGCCATATCTGTATGCATCAACTATTTCAAATTCTATTGGTTTGTCCAAAGACTCTTTGACATTTTTATAAACTACTTGTAATTTGTCTGCATGTTTAAATCCATTCCATCTACTGCTTAAACTATCAAAATCTGAAACTTTAATACTTGTATTAGACAGTAAATCAATGTGTCCTTCTGATGCAGTATCCCCTACTTCAAATGTGGTTGTGGTTGCATTACCAGTATAAGTTTTATAACTGCTTGAACCAATATCATAATTAACATACGCAATATTACCATTTGCTCCACCGGTAATAGATGCACCAAATTTACTTAATGGTATAGTGATACCGCTTGGTAGACCTGATAATTTTGCACTATTTAATTTAACTACTGCTTTACCTGTAGTTGTTGATATTGGGTCTACTGCTATTGTTGTAGATACTGCTGGTGCAAAATCACCTTGGCTATAATCTGCTGTAGGCGATACTGATGCTTCACCGTTGACTAATAAACCAAAGTTACTGATAAATCTTATTTCTAAATCTTTTGCTTTTGTGTCTCTGCTTCTTAAAATAATTTCTGGACTGTTTCCTACATTAGGTGTGTATGTTGCATTAGTAGTTTCTAATTGCCAACTGTCACCTATATCGTCTAAATTTGTATCAACCCAATTATATGTTTCTATTAACTCTGGTTTAAAGTTTGCTGTAGTTAATGCAATGGTATCTTTTAACACCCTGCCTGTTTTACTATCAAATGTTTTTTCATCACTAGAAAAATAAAATTTTATATCTTTAAGACTTTCAAATATAATTCTAGTACCTCGGGTAGTTACTGTGTAATTTGAAATGTTTGATGTACTATTTGTACTGTTGTATTCAAATTTCATTAACCAACTAGCACCGCTGGTAAGGTCTGGGTTAAAGTCTGCATTTTTTTGTAAATTACTGTTGTCAATAATATACCAGTGTGTGGAACCACTACCACCTGGTCTGAAATTATATCCTATACCAAAATCTTCTTTGGCTGTAATTCTTGTATTAAATGCTGTGCCTATATCTGTTTCTAATGAATTAGCATTTAATGTAGGTATTATTTCAGTGGCTCTCCATGCATTTGGAATTTCTTTGTTTAATTTTACCACCCCTTCTGTGACACTTAGTAAATTTGTCGGTACACCATTATTTGTAATACTAGTAATGGTTGCTAATTCCTCTTGTGTAGGGTCGTTTGGATTTTTAAATTTTATATAAGAACCGGCTTGTATGATTCTATTTTCATTTACACTATTGTTAAGTGTGGTTCTAACACCGGCTTCTAGTCTAGTAAAATAACCTGTATTATTTTTATTTTTACTAGGCTGGGTTACCCATGCAATATCTTTATTATTTGCTGTTAAGTCAAATGCTAATGCATCTAAGCCTTTGTGTAATTTTCTATAATCGTCATAAACAAAATTTTGTAAATTAGTGTCCTTAGTGATATTAGCAACGTCCTCTTTTAAAATTTGCATTGTTGTTTTACTTGTACCAAATGTTAAGTATGTATCCTTGTTTTCAATATCTTTATATAATGCACCGTCGTCTGCAAACGAAGTTACACTACTAAACCTTCCTGTAGGATCTTCAATATCAATATATCTACTGTGACCTGCATGTGTTCTATTTGTTGCTTTTAATTTTATAATGTTTGCACTTTGGCTCAGTGGGAATACATTATAGTCTTGAGCACTAACCATTCTATTTTGAGTATAATATGTTTGTGGTGCTCTTCGTTTAATACTTTGTAAAGTTTCTGCGGCTGAACCATTTGATACTGTGGCTTTTAATGACATCCTTAAAGTAAGGTTGTGCAATTCGCCTTTTCTATTATAATAAGGTAATGTTAATTCTTTGTTCTGAAAATCTGCTGGTCTAATAGACATGTTTTCGCCAATGCTAGTTCTGAAATAAATTCTAAAAATACCAGAAGGTATGTTTGCAAAATTACCGTCTGAAAATCTTACTCTAATACCGTCGTCGAATAAGTTGTCAATTGCATATAAATTTCTAGATTCTAAACTGGTTGCGTTATATAATAAAGTTTGTCCTTGAAGATTGCTGACTTTTTGCCAAGTAAGTTGGTTAACAGCATTATTGTCTAACTGATGCACAAATACATCTGTTTCGTTGATGTTTGCAACTGGTATATCTACTATTCTGTTAGGCAAGGCTCTTTCAAAAATATAATCTTCAAAACTTAACTCGCCTTGTTTGAACATCATGAAAAATCCTGTGTAAGGACTTTCTAATCCTCTTTTGTCATCTCGATAAGAAATTCTCATCTGACTGTAAATGTCTGGTTGTGCTTCTTTGAAAACACCGTTTTCAATATTTGTACTAACAAATTCAAAAGGTACACTAGTACCATTTATTGTTGCAGATGTTGAAAATACAGGTGTTGTGCCTATTTCGTTATTGAGGCCATATATCTGTGTAGAAATACCACCTACTGTTTCTTCAATGATTGGTTTTGTAAAAGGATTCGCTACTGAAAATGCACTATTTAAAACTGTTATAAATTGATCAAAACTATTATTATTTGTTGGATCATTCCAGTCAATTCTGATATTCTGTAAACTGTCGCCTGAAGCATCTAGTAATGGTTCGTCTGTTTGTACACTATCAATTTTTACTAACCCACTTGCTGGTATATTTCTTTTAGGAGCATATCCTAGCATATCTGCTAAACGTAAAATACTATCTCTACTTTCTGCTGTAGCAAGGAAATTTTCTCTAGTATTTAAATCTGCTCTAAATGATAAACTTTGCGAAAGATATGCTAATAATTCTATAATAGCAATAAATTCAGAACTCTCAATGTAGTCATTGAACGACTCTGGATAATTTTCTCTTATGTAATTAAGCATAGATGTACGCATTGTACTAAAATCGTATGCCTTAAAACTAACTTGGGTGAATGCCTGATAGGCTAATTCCCAGTCCTCTGCGGCAAATAGATTTTGATTTCTACTGCTAATTGACATTATACATCTCCATTAAATTCTCTTTCCAATCTAACTTCTAATACATCTTTACTTTGATCTACTTTATATTCTAAATAAAGTTCTACTTTTAAAAAATGCTCTGTATTTGAAATGTTTACGTCAAGTAAATCTACTCTTGGATCGTTACCAACAATAGCCTGACACTCGTCTTGCACATCTTGTAGTGTTAGATTGTCAAACGGCTCCATTAGGATGTCATGTATTATGCTACCAAACTCTGGTCTCATAACTCTTTCCCCTTTACGAGTCTGAAAATGATTTAATAAATCTTGTTTCACTAAATCTAAATCAGTTAATGTATAAGGTGGTTTTTTCTTATTATCTGTACTGAATCCAATAAATGTTGCCATACAAGTATTTATCAGTATTATTAACGGATGCTTTAATGATGGGGGTTTTTGGGTCGTTTAATGTTTTACGAAAAATCTACTTTTGAAGTTTTGCCGATCCGGCTTGTATCACTGCGGCTAAAACATCATCTGGAGCATTTTGCACCCAGTTATTAACTTCCTGTTGCTGTTTAGAGTCTAAATTACCACCTTTCACATTTGATGTAGTTGTATTATTCTGATTGGAAGGCTGTGTTTGCGAATCAGCATAAGCCAAATTTAAAAATATAGCACTTTTATTTTCGCCATCGAATTGCACTGGATTTTCTGGTGATGATTGTTTTGCAAGATTTTGCAGTGACGGATTACCTTTTAAAAATTCAAATGTGCTAGTTTGATTTTTCAGTCTAGGAGATGTAGCCATCCATTGCTTGAATTGTTCGATGTTAAGTGTATCAGGTGATTGATCTGGATGATTTTGCACCAACCATTTCTGATATTTTGTAGCAATAACATTTGCGCCTTTCATACCTTTTGCTTTCACGTCGCCGCGAATGTTGGCAATTTTTGCTCTATTACTGCCTAGTTTACCGCCTATTTTAGTAGCAATATTTTTTGCACCTTGTTTTAAACGGTCAACTGCACCAAATTCAACTTCGTTAATTACTTCATCAATTCTCATCTAATATCTCCTGCCAGTTATTTATCTCTTTTCTTATATCGTTTAAATAATTACATGTATAACTTATAAAGAGGATAACATGAAATACGTTTTAGCAGTTGCATTAGCAGATGAACTTGAAGGTATACAAGGTAATTACAATACTGTTATTACCGGTGTAGGCAAAATAAATGCCGCACTTAAACTTACAGAGTATTTGGCAAATAATCCAGATACAGAATTGGTTATAAATTATGGAACTGCTGGTGGTATAGATCCAGATATGAAGGGAATGTTGCACATTGGAAAATTTGTACAAGCAGATATGGACTGTAGAGCATTTGGTTTTGAACAATTTCAAACACCGTTTGAAACAAATACCCATGAAATAATAGTTGACAACAAAGGGTTTACATGTTATACTCAAGATAAGTTTGCTACAACTAAACCAGATGGGTATTGTAATGTAGTAGACATGGAGGCGTATGCACTTGCAAAAGTGTGTATGCATTTTGGCGTAGACTTCAAGTGTTTGAAGTTTATAAGCGATATAATCGGACAAGGCGATCAGACATCTGATTGGGAGGCTAATAAGGCTCTAGGTGTCGAAATGTTTGAGTCCACTTTAAAGGATTTAATAAAATAAAAATGAACGATTTTGATAAGAATTTTCACATAAACTTTAGTCCACTATATTTTGCATTTGCATTTATGATGTTCATGCTATGGGCAAGTGAGGCAAAGGCCAGTGATATAGAGGAAGTTATAGTAGTTGCTCAACAAGAAAGAACAGTTGAAGCAGACCCAGTAATTAACAGCAGACTAGTTGATGCTATAATGCCTATTTTTACTTATAACCCAGGAGGTTATGGTGGCTTTATAGGATATAACGAACGCGGTGCTCAAACAGTACACACATCAGTTATAGTAAATGGTATACCTGCTAACGACCCAGGGGCAAGTTGGTATGACTTTGGACATGACTTTGCCAGTGGACAAAGTGTAAAAGTTGTTACTGGTGCAAATGGTGTGCTGTACGGCAGTAGCAGTATTGCTGGTACTGTATTAATACAAGACACAATAGAACACGGATTCACTGTCAGAGGCGGCGATCAAAAATATTACAGAGTGGCTCCTATTGATCAAATAGAATTCAGTATGGTAGATGCCAGTATGGTCAGTGCTAGGAACGACAACGACGAAGAAGACAATTACAAAAATAAAACTGCTAGATTTAATGTTGACGCAGGTGACTTTACTATTGTAGGGAAATACTCTGAATACGAATACGATTACGACGACTGTTATGATTATGACTGGGGTCAAAGTAACGACTGCTTACAAGACGGAACAAGATATAACATTGCTATTCGAAATGATTTAATGACAATTGGTAGAAATTACAATACTGCTGATTATTTTACAGTAGAAGATCCTACATACAGCAACGAAAGTTATAGAGACTTTGTGAGATTTGGCGGTGATGCTAAACTTAGTAACAAGATAGAAATTGCTTACGGTATAGATGCTGAAAAAATTTATTACAATACTAACAGTTGGCAGAACATAGAAGGCACCATGGTTGTGGAAACAGAAATCACAGAACCAGGTATATGGTATGCAGAAGACGACACAAACAAAGTCAGGCCAATGTGGACAGGCATCTATATTGGTACTGGAGAATTCAATAGCGAAACTGTTGGCGATGGTGTATTTACACTCACAGAAGTCAAAGAAAAATACACAGATGAAAATGCAGGTGCATATTTTACAGTGAATGCTGACTTTGTTTTAAAATATAACTTTGGTATTAGGGTAGGCAATGACGATCAAAATGCTTACCGATTTGGTATAGAAAATGGTCCATGGTTCTTTAACATGGGCGACAGTTTTAGAAAACCTAACTTATATGAATTAAATGGTGACGGATTTGTAACAGGTAATCCAGACTTACTGCCTGAACAAGGAGTTGGCTATGAGATAGGTTACGGTGCTATAAGTATTTTTAGATACGAATTTGAAGAATCAATTGAGTATGTGCCAAGTGTTACCACAGACTTTACATCCACAAGCATAGTTTTAGATGCTGAAGCAACTTTAGATCAAATAGGAACAAATCCTGAGGCACCGGACTCAACTTATGTTTCGTGTGTGTTAAATCCAAACTGGACTGCCAACGACGAAGCAACATTTGAACTTCCTGGGTGCATATATAAAACTGTGTCTACTGTTAATCAAACATATACTGCTCCTACATACAGTAACACAGGCGAATATGTTACACAAGGAATTAGATTTAATAATGTGTTTGGACCTGTTACTGTAAACCTAAAATGGACTGACACAGAACAACCACGTGTGCCTGAATATGCCGGAGCAATTACAGTGAATCAAAACTTCAAAGGGGTTGACTTTAGATTACATTATGCTGTAAACTTAAATCGTAAACCAGGTGAATGGGATTTTATCGAAGATGAATATCTCGAAGACTTAGAAAGACTGGATATCAATATCACCAAAAGGTTTGCAAATGGTGTAACACTTTCTTTGAACGTAGAAAATCTCACAGACGAAGTTGTTGAAGTTGTGCCGTTTTACAATAGCACACAAAGACAAACAACACTAGTGTTAGATTATAAGTGGTAAAAAATATCATATTTTGATTTCATAAAGCAAGTTTAATAGTAAATACAAGTGTATCATTTAACAACATAGGACCAAAATGAAAACTGATAAAATTATTAAGAAGATAGTATCCACCTTTAAAGACCTAGAGGAGAAAGCCGGACACATAAATTCAGCAAGTGGCAAAACGGTAATTCACTCTATGATACAAAGAGATAAAAGAGGTAAATTTGATAGTTTAGGATTTTATAATGCTAAAACTAAAAAATATGCCTTGGTCTTTATAAGAGACTATATTGCAAGAAACGTGGATGTTATTCCCGAACTGGATGATATGAAACGTGTAATTACTGTAAAATAATGTCTGATCAATTAAGAAAAAAATTCACAAACAATACATTAGAAGAAGATTTAAGGATTATGCTCGTTGAAAAAAACAACGAGTGTAATGCTCTTAGAGAAGAAATTAAAATGCTTAAGAATAGTGTTGCTGAAGAACAAGATGCAAAATACAGAGCGTATGTAAAAATTTCTGATTTACAAAGACAATTAAATACTAGTAAATAGGTTTGCTTCGGCTACACGTTGATTATATAACATTGTGCTGACTCCAACACCTTTTTTAATAGGTATTTCTGTAAACTCCATAAAGTATGTAGCACAATTATAGTTTCCACTATTAAGTAATCTTAATAGCCTGCTAGTTGTAAATTTTTTCATACCTATGCCATATGCCAAAGATATTAATGCAACTATTTGATTTGTGTTTAATGGCACTTTAACTTTATCTACTACAACACTGAATGCATTAGTAATGTCTAGACCTAGCAACTTATTAATAAATTCTGGTTTTGCACCATTTATCAAACTGTAAACATAAAAATTATTTACTTCGTCATATACAGCAATTGAATTCATTGCTAAATTATAATCCATTGTGCCATTTTTAACAATACTTGCTCCTTGTAAATAAGCATGATTGTTCCTAATAATTTTTGCTACATCAGGATGATTTAATTCTAGTTTGCTATTATCATTAAATGCTATCATTTTATTTGATATTTCCATAGTACTTAATTTATGGGATATGCCAATGTATGTGTCGTTGTGTACTTCTGTTGGTACAAGATATGTTTTATAATTACGCAATATTAAACTTCTTGCCTGTTCAATTAGTTGATTTTTATTTGCTAAATTAGGCAAAATAAACTTGGGTGCTATTTTATTTCCTTTAGTGTATACACCAGAAATATAATCTGTGCCTTCAAAATAAGCACCTACATAAAAACCATTTGGCTCACAGTAATTTAACGGTACATTATCCGATGGATCTAATTGCCCTAATTTTAAATCATCAATATACGACATTATTTGTTTGTCCTTGAAGGACTTGGTTCTATACCAGGCCACCTTGTAATAATAGTATTAATTTTTTTGTCAAATAATAGCAATGGAGTTAAAGGACTTTTTCCTTGTTCTGCACGTTTAGGATAACTGCCGCTTAAAATTCCTGCCAATTCAAATGATAACAAAGTGTTTGTTGTCTTTTGTGTGTCGATCCCGCTCATGTTAGGTACAATAGGCAAAGGCGGTATCGCCGGTAATACAGTTGTTTGAATATCAACTGTGTCACCTGCGTTTATATAAGTTTTTGTTAAACCCATTATGTGTGTATGGGTTGTTGAAAATAAATCTAAATCGCCCATTGACTTAATTTGTAATGTAGGTTCGGATGGTGGATTGTTTACAGATACTGGTGCGGCTATTTCTATTTGTGTGCCTGCCATGTGTACTTTGTTATCCCCAAATAATTGTAAACTACCTGGAGTAGTTTTGCCGTCTACTGTAAACAGTCTGGGTCTTGCTTCTATGCTAATAGCATTAGAATACATGTTAATATCTTTTACACCTTCTATGTTTACACTACCGTTGGTTAACACGTCTTGGTATTGTGGATTTAAGTATGCTAATTCTTCTACATCTACAATACCTTTTTCTGTTTCGTTAGGATCGTTTGGATGTGGATAATTATTTGCGGCTTTGATATTAACATTTTGACCTGCTTCAATATTGACGTCTTTGTCTGCCCTTAAATTCATGTCACCCGAAGTTCTAACATTATAACTACCTGTACCGTATATATCTATGTTACCATCAGCATCTATTTCTATATGCCCTGTACCTGACTTATTAGATATGTATATTAAATTTTCTGCGTCATTGAGAACTATTTGATTTCCGCCACCTGTTCTTATTCTTATAAATGGATTATCGTTACTATCATCCATTACAAATTGATGTCCGGCATGCCTTAGTCCTGGATCTTTAGGATTCTTGGGTCCTGGCGTTAATATACCATATACTTCACTTGCTCCTTCTCGTCTAGCACCACTAGTACTTTGCCCTCTTATAAAATCATCTATTAGTCCTTGTGAAAAAATAACACTTTCTAATTCGTGCATCGACCTGTCATCTGCTTTTACTTTGACACTTTTAACAGTACCGCTGTATTCCACATTATGGTCCTTGATATTTGCAGACATGTTTGCTTCGTTAACAGGTGTTACTCCACCTATGGATTTTCCTGCTGGAATACCTGGTACCATAAAATTTCTATTTGTTTGAAATAAGCACCCTAAAATTATTCCAGAGAGTTGGCCTTCAAATTCATAAAAACCTACTACAACTTGATTACCATTATCAGGTGGTCTCATCCACATTCCATAACTGGTTTGTGCAACGTCAGGTGCATTTTTATCACCTGTGCCTCTCTGCGGTGTTGCACCAGCAAATGGTGATGTCCATATACAATCAAATAACGCACTAGTACTTTTGTTTGTGCCTGTTAATTCTGGTATATGCACTAAGAGTATTCCATTTCTAGAAGGATCGTCTGCACTAATTACTGTGCCAAAATACAACGACGAACCTTTCCTTGCATTGGATGTGATTTTTTCTTTTATGCGGTTTGGTATCATATGTCTATTTATTATGTTCCTGGGTCAAACTGAGGGTTGTTTCCGCCGCCGGCGGCGCCTGCTCCACTGTATCCTGATGTTTGTCTTGTAGTGTTGTTAAGACTATCAATTGTAAGAGGACTTACATACCCTGCATTTGCTAAATCGGATTCAGTAACTGTTAAATTCTTTATTGCATTCTCTAACGGATTCCCCGGGTCAATTATTAATTTTCCGTTTTCATCAAATTGTAAATTTGAAGTGCTTAAAGCGGCTGATATTTGTTTTGATAAATGCTCCTCTGCGTCTATTTCCTTAGCAGTTTTTGGAAGTTGTCCTTTATAAATTGTTCTGTAACATTGTAGAGTTTGCCTAAACTGTCCACCATTAAAGTTATGAAGTACTTTATAAGGGAAAAACAGTCCTGAGAAAGAATCGTCCATAGATAGATCTTTTATTTCTCCAGTGTGCCTACTTGGATCATCATGCCATGTATCGTATTCTCTTGGAAACAAATATGCAAAGAAAAACCCTACTTCACCTATTCCATATGGTGCAATATTTTCTTTTACAGACTTTTCACGTACTGCACCTATATCTGTTTCCAGTGAACCTAAAAATTCATTGCCTGGCTGGTGAACAAATACATTGTTTACTTTTGGTGCTTCTTTGCCAAGCCAATAAGGGTCTCCTTTGATAGTTAATTCCATTTGTATTAAGTATGGCATACCTAATTCGCTATTTGACAAAGCCGTTGTAAAAATACTTTTATTTGCAAATTTAGAGTTTGGACCTACTAGTGATGTTATTTTTGGATCATATTCACCAAAAAGTATCTCTTGACCGTATGTGTTTTCAGAACCATATGCTGTTTCATCGAATGCAAATTCTTCCATATATACAGATTTAAAATTTTCTACCACAGAGTTCTCAATAGTGCCGGGGCCTCCTCCGCTGGAGAATCCTGGAGGAGTTGTAACGGAATTAAGGTCTTTGGTAAATTGTTCCATTTTTTCTTTGGCTTCATCTAATAATCCGCCAGTGTCTATGCCAAATTGGTCTAGGCCCAAATCGCCTACTGCACTTTCTATTTCACCAATAAAGCCATTGACACCTTCTGCAATTTTGTTAAAAGCACTATCTATTACTGCAAACGGAGTAAAAGCCTTTGCTGTAAGTTTTGCTATTTGTGTGCTTATTTCATTTGATATAATGTCTTCCACATCAGACTGCAAAGTTGATATTCTGTTTGTGATTGTATCTAAATCTGAGGTCAACTCTTTAATAGTTTTGGTTTTTTGTAATATTGCAATTGGAGAACTGGGTAACTTTAAATTGAGTTTTCTGATATTTTTAGAATTTGGTTTTGTAATACCAACTGGACTAAGTCCAGTTGCCACTGCGGCTAAATCTTCTGTGAGTGTTATAGGTAACTTTGCTAATGTTGTAACTAAATTTTTTGCATCTGTGACAAGGTCTTCAAACTTTTGAAGAATTTGATCTACTGTATTTGGTCTGACTTTATTATTAAAATCGTTAAGTTTTTCAGTACCTGCTGAACTTATTTGTGCGGCTGGTGACTGTGTGTAATTGGATTGTTGTCCACCTGCAATTGGTACTAAATATCTTATACCATTTTCTATTTTTAAATCAACATCAAATATTTGATCATTAATGCCAGTGTACATATAACCATAAAGTTTATTTACACCTCTGTCTTTTGCGGCTTTGATTAATTTTACGTTGTTTGTTTTGCTACCTTTTGTTGAATTGGTATTAAATTTTAATTCTTTTGCATCTAACACAGATGATGAATCTAGTTTGCCGGTGAGTACATAAATAAATTCCATTGCTGGTTTTCCAGTTGATGTATACAAGTATTTGTCATCAGATTTTTGCCACTTGTATTCTTTACGAATTGCTGGTGTAATATATTGTGTTTTATCATCATCGAGTTTTTCTTTATCCAATTGTGCGTCACCTTCAGACATATCATACCTATGATTGGTTTTTGCATATTCAAAATTCATTGAGGCTAAGCCATACATTACAGCATCAATTGGAGTACCTTTTGTAATATCTATTTTGATTTTGGCTTTTTTGCCATCATTGGGTGGTGCTTCTTGCCCGGATTCTGCGGCCTGTTCAACTCTCCCTATAGTTTCATTGCCATCTTGATCGGTAGTGAGTGTTAAATTTTGCATTGTATCAAAATATTCTTTGTCAATTTTCAGTTCTTTAAATAAAGTTTTTAATCCAGGAAGTCCGTTTGGATCTAACGTGTAGGTGCCTTTTTCTATACCTATATCTGGGTTTTCTTTTTCTACTTCAATATCCCCAACCTGCGTCTTTTGTAGTTTCTGCATTTGTTTAGTAAAACTTTCAAATAACTCGTTTACTGTGCCTTTGTCACCTGAGGTAATTTTGATATTTTCTGGGACGATTCGTACACTTGCATCTGCGGCTTGCGTAACTTCGTCTATTGCAACTGCTTGAATATTATACTCAGACCCTGTTGGACTTGGATTTACATCAAAATTTATAATTCTTATTGGTATTGCTGTGTGATAAAAAGACTCACCATTGTTAATATCACCAAATAATTTATCATCTTCTGTTAATTTGTCTTCTTGGCCAATCAATTCTATTTCCATGAGGTACGGCATGCTTTGTAACGGTTCCGGTTCCTCCGAGCCTAAATATTTGTTAAGTTCGTATCTAGATCTATTCAGCAAATCAATAAATGACATTCCAAATGGTTCTTTTAAATCAAAATGCATTATATAATTGTACACTCCATGGCCTTTCATCTTTGGGGGAGCCGATGGATGTACAACACTACTAATTGATAGATTATCTACTTGAAATTTTGTAACACTTGTTTGTGCAATAATTATCCTGTTACCTTGTTTTAAATCTAAATTCACAAGACCATCAGTATAAAAAGTAGATGGCAACATACTAAAAGTTAAACGATAAGTGTAGGAAGAATATGCATCTGTGGGATTAAATAGGATATTGCTTTGCAATTCTTCTGGTAGTATGTTTTTGAATAGATCTGGATTAGCAAAATATTCTGATTTTATTTCTGCCATATTAATTACCTGCTATTTGTCTTGCTCGGCTACTTGTAACTAATCTTATAATTGTACCTTCTTTAAAATCTTGTATAGGATCTTTTATTATTTCTGGATTACTTAGTACCAATACCCACCATAACTCAGGACTACCAAATTTATCAAATGCAAGTAAGTCAGGCCTATTGGCATATTTTTTAGTAATTAAAAATTTTTGATCATTCACAGAAGATTCTACAGCAGGTAAATTCATATAATTTAAACCTGTGTAAAACGACATATTTTGTGCGTCTTTTAAAAAACTGTTTTTATTATATACTGCCATTAAATAAATCCTATATTTCCGCCTTTTCTCATTTGATCAAGATCAAAAAGTCTTCGCTGTCTTCGAGGCGAATATTGAGGCATTAGTGTAACTGTAAATTGTATATCTGTTGGCACATACGTTACTCCTGCGGCCTCTCCAGCATTATTTGTTGTGGCGCCTTCTTCTGAAGTAGTCTGTGTTTTAAACGCACTAACAAATGTGTCCCCAGTTTTAATAATATTATGTTCTACTGGTATGTAATCCACATTATTTTCGTAAATAAAGTTGACATCGTTTACAACTACTGGTACTCTATCGTATCCGTGTGGTCCTAAATAACTAAATTCTAGAACAGGGGGCGGAGCACCAAACTTTCCAGATCTAACAGCCGCTTCACCAAAATTTGCTTTTGTTGACAATTTTAAGAAATGCATCATTGCTAATAAATATTTTGCTTCTTCTTGTGTAGATGCTGTATATTGTGCCTGCACAGGTAACGTTGGAGGAGAACTCATCATAAAAGTATGCAACGGGTAATTAGTTCCCTGAAACTGCTGTGTATCATATGTTGCACTATAGGCTATGAACATACTTGGTTGATACTGGAACACAATTCCGCGGTCGGCCTTAAGGGGTCTTAAAATATCCTTGGCTCCCATGTCATCTGGAAAGAAATTATCTTTATTGGCTCGCATAACCTGAAGCCGTGCTCTCCAATCTATGTCTAGATTTTTATTTCTTCCTAAGTCTGTATTTGCCATATAGTCTCCTGATATACAATGTATTTATCGATATCAATAAACTAGCCGTTATTGGCCAGAATTGGATAATTATACTTGACACTAGAAAAAATTAATGTATAATAAAGGTTAATTATAAGGAGACACAATGGTCGCAAAAGTTAAATACTTGAACAATAAAGATTTACTTAAACAAATACATCTAAGCAAGATGTCTTTTTGTTGGATTAAATCACCGCAATACGATTATCCAGACATTATTATTAATTTAGAAGATGAAATTACTGATGCAGTGATACTCGAAGCGAAACAAAACAAAGCAGGAAAAATGAAAGACTTTGCTTATAAAAAAGCAGTAGAAGGTTATGAAGGTCCTGCAAACAAAAAGCCTAGACAAAAAGACTTTTTAGTTGATATTGAAGATATTGCTGACGAAGACGTGGTAATAAGACAAATGACTTATGAGCATATTCCATTAGAACCGGGCAGAAAAAAGAATCCTAGAAACGAAGCAGAAACAAAAGCAAAAGTAAACTTTCCACCATTTAAGCATTATGGCTTAATAAACGGTACATGGGAAGAGGTTGCTAGGAGTCATTGGAAAGGCGGTCCTAAGAGTGGTAAGTTTTCTGTCGATCATGGTAGCATTACAAATGAGTTAGGAAAAATGTATCTTAAATTAGTTGACAGGTATAGCCAAAGATCCAACTGGAGAGGGTATACTTATGTTGACGAAATGAGAGGACAAGCATTACTGCAATTAGCAATGATTGGATTACAATTCAATGAAGCAAAATCGGACAATCCATTTGCATATTATACTGCCGCTGTAAATAACAGTTTCACAAGAGTGTTAAACATAGAAAAGAAAAATCAAAACATCAGAGACGATATATTAATTGACTCTGGACACTTACCAAGTTATGGCAGACAGATTCAGCATGAAAATGAGATGAAGGCTTTGAGAGAAGAAACAAAGAATTCAGAATCGGATGCCTAAGTATGACAGACAATTTATTTGAAAAAGCAGTCGTCTTTACGGACATACATTACGGACTTAAATCTAATAGCCATCAACACTTAAAAGATTGTAATAATTTTGTTGACTGGTTTATTGCAGAGGCAAAAGTTCGTGGTGCCGAAACATGTTTCTTTTTAGGCGATTGGCATCATCACAGAGCAAGTGTAAATGTAGCAACACTAAATGCCAGTTGGAGAGACCTTAAGAAACTCAATGACGCATTTAACAAAGTGTATTTTATCACAGGTAATCACGATTTATATTACAGAGACAAACGTGAATTAAACAGCATGGAGTTTGCCAGAGACTTAAACAACTTTGTAATGATAGACGAGTTGTTTGAAGAAGGCAACGTTGGTATTGTGCCTTGGTTGGTAGAAAACGAATATAAGAAAGTTGCTAAAATGACATGCAAGTATATGTTTGGACATTTCGAATTACCCTTCTTTAAAATGAATGCAATGATAGAGATGCCAGACCATGGCGGAATAAATGCATCTATGTTGCGTAATCCAGAATATGTTTTTAGCGGACACTTTCACAAAAGACAATATGACGAAAACATACATTACATAGGTAATGCCTTTCCGCATAATTACGCAGATGCAGGAGACAATGACAGAGGTTACATGTACCTTGAATGGGACAAAGAACCAGTATATGTAAACTGGCCTGAGTGCCAAGTATGTCACTTGTGGACTAGTTGAATTAATTGACGATCCTGCAAAATATCTAGATGCATACACTTATGCTAGAATCAAATTAGATGTTGATATCAGTTATGAAGAAGCAACATTTATCAAAGAAAACTTTATGGACAAATACAAGTGTAGAGAAATACAACTTGTACCTATTAAAGAAGTTGAAGAAGAATACGAAGCCGGCGAAATATCATTTGAAAGTGTTGAACAAATTGTTATAAGCCAATTACAAACTATAGAAAGTAATACAATTGACACAGAAAAGTTAATTGACATTTACCAAAATTTATAATATATGCTTAAACTAAAAAATATCAGTGTAAAGAATTTCATGAGTGTTGGAAACAACGTTCAAGGTGTACGTTTCGATGACAAGAACTTAACACTAGTACTAGGTAATAACTTAGACTTAGGTGGCGATGGTAGTAGAAATGGTACAGGTAAAACTACTATTATTAATGCACTCAGTTATGCACTTTATGGTGAAGCATTAACAAACATCAGACGTGATAATCTTATTAATAAGACTAACGGCAAAGGCATGATTGTTAGTGTTGACTTTGAACTAAACGGTGTTGACTATCGCATAGAAAGAGGCAGACGACCTAATGTGTTGCGTTTCTTTGTTAACGGTACAGAATCCGAAGATCAAGAGCAACAAGGCGACAGTAGAGAAACACAAAAACACATTGAAAAAATTATTGGCTTTAGCCATGAAATGTTCAAACACATTGTTGCACTAAACACATACACTGAACCTTTCTTAGGAATGAAAAACAACGATCAGCGAGACATGATCGAACAACTGCTTGGTATACAAGAATTATCAGAAAAAGCAGAAACACTCAAAGAAAGAATGAAGGATACCAGAGACAGTATCAAGGAAGAAGAAATTCGTATCAATGCTATCAAAGATGGCAACACTCGAATGGAAAAGAACATTAAGGAAATTGAAAGTCGCAGTATGGCTTGGGAAGCCAATAAGAAAACTAAACTTTCTGAAATGGCTGATGCATTAGAAGAATTAAATGAACTAGATGTAGATAACGAAATTGCAAAACACAACACACTAGTAGAAATCAAAGACCATGAAGCAAATTTAAATGTGTTAGTAAGCAATATAAGTAACACAGAAAACAGCATTAAAAGAAGCAATACTAAACTGCAAACACTAGAAGCAAATCTATTAAAGGCAAAAGAAGGCGTATGCCCTGCATGTGGACAAGATACAGCACATTTAGACACACACGAAGAATATACGGCCGATTTAAACACCGAAATAACAGAAGAAAAGACATATTACGACACACTTATCACTAAAGAAAAAGACTTAAAAAACGGCGTAGAAATGCTAGGACCAGTTCAAGAACGCCCTAAAACCTTCTATAGAACACTAGAAGAGGCCCTTACACACAGAAATAATGTAGACAACTTAATACAAAGTATTAAAGATAAGAATAACGAAGAGAATCCTTATGTTGAACAAATACAATCTATGAAAGACACAGGCATTCAAGAAGTCAGTTGGGACACTATAAATGAACTTACAGCATTAAAAGATCATCAAGAATTCTTATATAAATTGCTAACAAGTAAAGATAGTTTTATCCGTAGACGTATTATTGATCAAAACATTGCTTACTTGAATCACAGACTAGCACACTACTTGAATGCTATTGGCTTGCCACACGATGTTAAGTTTAACAGTGACCTCAGTGTAGAAATAACTGAGTATGGCAGAGACTTAGACTTTGATAATTTAAGTAGGGGTGAACGTAACAGACTTATACTGAGTTTGAGTTGGGCATTCAGAGACATATATGAAAGTCTTAATCACCCAATGAACTTCTTGTGTATTGACGAACTTATTGACAGTGGCTTAGATGGTGTTGGTGTAGAAAATGCATTAGGCATACTCAAGAAAATGAGCAGAGAGCAAAACAAAAACATTATGCTTATATCACACAGAGAAGAACTTAGTGGTAGAGTAAATGATGTGCTGTATGTAATCAAAGAAGGTGGCTTCACCAGTTACAATACAGACACAGAATATGTAGGAACTTAATGAGCGACTGGACCTATAACGGAGAAGTAATAGACAACTTGCCAGAAGATTGCGAAGCCATTGTATATCTAATTACTAATAAACAAAACGGCAT